CGGCTCGTCGGCGATGCGACGCTCGCCGGCCTGATCGGCGGGGCGATCTATGACGCGCCGCCCGAGGGGCCGCGGAGCGACGCGGCTCCGGACCATGTGACGCTCGGCGAGGAGCGGGTCCGGCCCGTCGACACCAAGACGAGCGCGGGCGCGCTGCACGATTTCACCGTGACCGTGCATTCGGCGCGCGACGGGTTCGAGCGGGCCAAGCGGATCGCCGCTGCGATCTGCGCGAGCCTGGTCGATGCCGACCTCGATCTGGACGCCGGCCGGCTGGTTGCGTTGCGATTCGTGCGCGCCGCGGCCGAGCGGAGCAAGGCACCCGAAAAGCGTCGGATCGCGCTGCGCTTTCGCGCCGTCGTGGACCAAGACGACTGACTTCCCAATTCGAGAGGACGAGACAATGGCGGCCCAGCGTGGCAAGGATCTGCTGATCAAACTGGACATGACCGGCACCGGGGCGTTCGAGACGGTGGCGGGCCTCAGGGCCACGCGCATCACCTTCAACGCCGAGACGGTCGATGTCACCAACCTCGGCAGCGCGGGGCGCTGGCGGGAGCTGCTCGCGGGCGCGGGCGTGCGCAGTGCCGCGATCAGCGGCTCGGGCGTCTTTCGCGACGAGGCGACCGACGAGCGCGCGCGGGCGATCTTCTTCGCCGGCGAGATCCCCGAGTTCCAGGTGATCATCCCGAGCTTCGGTATCGTCACCGGGCCGTTCCAGATCACGAGCATCGAGTATTCCGGCCAGCACGACGGCGAGGCGGTCTACGAGCTGTCGCTCGCTTCGGCCGGGGCCGTCGCCTTCGAGGCGCTGTGATGGCGAACCCGTACCGCGGCGAGGTCGCGCTGTCGGTCGATGGCGAGGATCGGGTGCTGCGGCTGACGCTCGGGGCGCTCGCCGAGCTGGAGGCGCGGCTCGAGGCGGATTCGCTTCTCGAGATGATCGCGCGGTTCGAGACGGGCGGGTTCCGGGTCAGCGATCGCGTGGCGCTGATCACCGCGGGGCTCAACGGCGGCGGCTGGCGGGTCAGCGAGGCGGAGCTGCTGGGCTCGCGCATCGACGGCGGGCCGCTGGCGGCGGCGCAGGCGGCGGCCGAATTGCTGCGGCTGACCTTCACCCTGCCGGGCGAGGACGATCCGGCGTGAGCCGCATCGCCTGGCCGAAGCTGATGCGGTTCGGGTTCGTCGTCCTGCGGCTGAAGCCGGCCGAGTTCTGGGATCTGACGCCGGCGGAGCTGATGCTGATGGCCGGGACGGACGCGGCGGGCCCGGCGCTGTCGCGCTCGGGCCTGTCGGAGTTGATCGCCCGGTTCCCTGACGCGCCGCGCGCGGGGTCCGGTGGAGAGGAATGACAATGGCTGACTTTGAAACCGATCTCGGGCGGCTCGAGGCGCAATTCGCCGGGCTGGAGGCGAGCCTCGGCGGGCTCGAGGGCGTGACGGCGGCGTTCCGGCGCGAGATCGAGGGCGTCGGCGGCGGTCTGAAGGACGCCGGCCGCGACGCCGCCGGTGCCTCGCGCGCGATGTCGACGTCGCTGCGGCGGGCCTTCGAAGGGATCGTCTTCGACGGCAAGAAGCTGTCGGACACGCTGGGCGAATTGGGCCGGAGCCTCTCGGGTGCGGTCCTGAACCAGGCGCTCGGGCCGGTGCAGAACGCGCTCGGCTCCTCGATCGGCAACGGCATCCAGGCGATGATCGGCGGGATGCTTCCGTTCAAGAACGGCGCGGCGTTCAGCGCCGGGCGGGTGGCGGCCTTCGCGCGCGGTGGTGTCGTCGACGGGCCGACGCATTTCCCGATGCGCGGCGGGGTCGGGCTGATGGGCGAGGCGGGGCCGGAGGCGATCGTGCCGCTGGCGCGCGGCTCGGACGGCCGGCTCGGCATCCGGTCGGGCGGTGGAAGCGGCGGGGCCGTGCAGGTCACGATGAACATCAGCACGCCGGACGCGGCGGGTTTCCGGCAGTCGCAGAGCCAGATCGCGGCCGAGATGACCCGCGCGATCCAGCGCGGCCGGCGCAATCTCTGAGGAGGGCCGAGCATGAATTTCCACGAGACCCGCTTTCCGGCGGCCCTGTCCGCGGGATCGAGCGGCGGTCCGGAGCGACGCACCGAGATCGTGACGCTCGGCAACGGCTTCGAGGAGCGCAATTCGCCCTGGGCGCATTCGCGGCGGCGCTACGATGCCGGCCTCGGCGTCCGGTCGCTCGATGATCTGGCCGAAGTGCTCGCCTTCTTCGAGGCGCGCCACGGGCAGCTTATCGGGTTTCGCTGGAAGGACTGGACCGATTTCAAGTCCTGCGCGCCCTCGCGCGAACCAGGCCCGCTCGACCAGGTGATCGGCACCGGCGATGGCGAGCGCCGCGCTTTCGTACTCCTGAAGCGCTACGCTTCGGGCGATCAGGGCTACGACCGGCCGATCGCCAAGCCGGTCGACGGCACGGTTCAGGTCGCGGTCGGTGGTGTCGTCCGCCCGCTCGGAGACGGCGTCAGCGTCGATCACACGTCCGGAACGGTGACATTCGTCACGCCGCCGGCGGCAGGGGCCGCCGTCACAGCGGGGTTCGAGTTCGACGTGCCGGTGCGGTTCGACACGGATCGCATCTCGACGAGCCTCGCGGGGTTCGCGGCGGGTGAGATCCCCTCCGTCCCCGTGATCGAGGTGCGCGTCTGATGCGCGCGATCGCCCCCGACCTGCAGGCGCGCCTCGATGGCGGCGCGACGCGGCTTTGCCGGTGCTGGCGCGTGCGTCGGCGTGACGGCCGGACCTATGGCTTCACCGATCATGATCGCGACCTCGTCGTCGATGGCACCCTGTGCAGGGCGAGCAGCGGCATGGATGCGAGCGCCGTCCAGACGACGACCGGGCTTGCCGTCGACAACGCGCAGGCCGTCGGGGCGCTGAGCGACGCGGGGCTGTCGGCGGAGGATATCGGGGCCGGGCGCTTCGACGGTGCCCATGTGGAGCATTGGCTGGTCGACTGGGAGCGGCCCGATCTCCATGTCAGCGTCTTTCGCGGAACCTTTGGGGAGATCCGGAGGGCGGATGGAGCTTTCGAGGTCGAGCTTCGCGGCCTTGCCGAGGGGCTCAACACCGCCGTCGGTCGCACGATCCAGCGTCGGTGCGACCGCAGGCTCGGCGATGCGAAATGCCGGTTCAATCTGGAAACGCCGGGTTTCTCGGCGGAGGCGAGCGTCGTCGAGGTGGTCTCTGAGGTCGAGGTCCGGGTGCAGGGCCTCGACAGTTTCGCAGCCGGGTGGTTCACGCAAGGGACGGTCGAATGGCTGACCGGGGCCAATGCTGGCGAGCGGGGGGCGGTCCGTGCCGATGCGGCGGGTTCCGCGCCTGGCCGGACGATCACGTTCTGGCAGAAACCCGGCTTTGCAATGGTCGCGGGCGACCTCCTCCGGATCAAGGCGGGATGCGACAAGAGCGCAGAGACCTGTCGGGTCAAGTTCAACAACTTTTTGAATTTTCGTGGTTTTCCCCATATTCCAGGCGAGGATTGGGTGACCGCCTATCCCAAGGACGGAGACGTTCATGACGGATCGAGCCGGCGCGATGGATAGCGTGGCTCGTGGGGCGCAGATCGTCGAGCGCGCGCGTTCGTGGATCGGGACGCCTTACGAGCACCAGGCAAGCTGCCGCGGAGCCGGGACCGATTGTCTCGGCCTTCTGCGCGGATTGTGGCGCGAGATATTCGGGACCGAGCCCGAGCGGGTACCCGCCTATACGGCCGATTGGGCCGAGCCCTCGGGGCGGGAGGATCTGATCGCGGCCGCCGAGCGGCATCTGCTGCGCGTTCCGCGCACGGAAGCGAGGCCCGGCGACGTGGTCCTTCTGCGCATGGCCCCCGGGGCCATTGCGAAGCATGTCGGCATCCTTGCCCGGGCCAGCACGGGCCATGAGACGCTGATCCATGCCTACAGCGGTCACGGCGTCGTCGAATCGCCGCTGACGCCGACCTGGGATCGCCGCATTGCCGGCGTGTTCCGATTTCCCGAAGGAAGCTCCTGA